ATCGAACGCTTTTCTTTGGCGTTCATGGTGTCTTCATTGCGACGGTACTCTTCAATCTTGCCAAAGGCATCGTCGAGCTTGTCCCGCGCTTCGGTCAATTTATCAAGACCAGCGGTATAGGACTTCAAACCCACGGCAGAACCAGCGCCGATATTGGTCAGGGCGTTGGGGGATGTGCCAGACATGATGGCCAGACCCGCTTCCATGAGCGCCATGTAGGGGAGCTTACTCTCTTGCGATTCCAGCTTTTCGCCGCGCTTTTTCAAACGTTCTTCGCGGTCTTTAAATGCTGGCCCTGCCTTTTCAATGTCAGCTTCAAATTGCTCTTTTTCTTTGGTCAGCGCGTCGCGCTCAGAAGCGGTCAAGTCTTCAATTTGTCTGGCAAACGGATTTTCCGTTTTCTGACGTGCTTGCATAGCTGCCATATCAGCGGCTACTGCTTCAGGCGTAGTTGCCAAACCGGCAGGTGCGGCAGATGCAGCAGATGCAGCAGATGCAAGGGGTGCGGCGGGTTTTTGAACCAAAGCGGCCAACGGACTTTTGTCTTGAGCTGGGGGTGGGGGCGGTGCCATACGTTTACCAGCCCCGCCGGGAGTAAATTGCGGAGCACGAGTTGCTGCTGTGGGCACAGCAGCAGGTGTTGGAACGCTAGGATTTTTCCCCAACAAGATGTTTTTTCTGTTTTCTAAAAAAGCTCGTTGCTGGCCGGGAGGTGTAGTTAACAACGCCGCTTCAATTTGGCGTAGTTCGTCTTGTTCTGCCTGTGCAGAAAGGGCTGTAGCTTTTCCTGCTATTAGCGCATTACGGTTTTGTGCGGGGGGTGGTATTAACGGTGTTTGGTTAAACCCTTGTCCAACAAAAACACCGTCGGCATACCCCGGAACTTCACCACCACCCTCAAACGCAACGATGCCGCCTTCGGCCATGTTCTGCATGTTTGGCGCGGGAAGTTGGCCAATCCCGGTATCTTCGGGCATGGGCTGGGCCATGTTAGCAATTGCTTGGTCAACCACTTTGGGCTGCTCGGGCGCTTGCATCTGTGCGCCTTGGCGAATCTGCTTGCGGCGGTTGGACTCGGACAGTGCCAGTGCCATTGTGTAAGGGTCGTTCTTGTGCATCGCAGCATATTGCTGCAACACTTGGTCTGGCATGCTGGCCAAGCGGGCGGTGATCTGGTTGACGTTAATCATGGTTTTCCCTTACTGCATCTTCATCAGTGCCAACTCAGCCAAACCGGCTGGGCGCTTCTTAAAGTCTTTGGGTTGTCCGCCTGCCGCACCACCAAATGTTTTGTACGCGCCATATGCGGTCGCGGCTGCCCCTGCCCCCTGAGACAACGGCGATGCGGGCGCTTGGTATGTTTGCGTGGTGGTGGACTGCATTGGCAGACCGCGCAACAAGTTGTTCATGTTGGCCAACTGCATCATGTAGTACTGCTGGCCAGCGCTATAGTCTTGAACTTGCTGGTTGATCTTGGCCTGTTCCAGCGCCTGCTGTTGACCGCCCAACTGGTTTTGCAACTGGATGTTGCCGACTTGTTGGCCGTAAATGTTTTGGCCAATGTTGCCCAACTGACCTGCGCCAGACAAAGCAGTTTGTAGCCCTTGCATGTTTAAACCGGCACCATATTGGCGTGACTGCTCGGCAGCTTGCTGCCCGGCCAAGCCGTACTGAGCACTCAACTGCGCCGCATTCATCCCTTGACCTGCGCCAAATTGACGAGATTGTTCGTACAACTGTTGGGCATTTAAACCCATTTGTTGGTTGGCCAATTGTGCTTGGAGGTTTTGACCTGAGCCAAGCTGTTGAATGCCAAGGTTAGCCGCGAGGTTTTGCGAGCCAACGTTGTAGCCCATTTGTTGATTTGCCAAAGCCGCTTGCATCGCTTGTTGGGCGTTCATACCCATAGCTTGATTTCTGGCTGCTTGGTTTTGTACGTTTGCTTGTTGTTGGCTACTTAAATTAGCAAGAGAGGTTTGTAGGCCTGTCTGTGTACCAAGCTGTTGAATGCCAAGTTGAGCGCCAAGATTTTGGCCACCAACAGTAAGACCAGCTTGTTGGTTGGCCTGCTGTGCTTGTAAACGTGCTTGTTGTTCGGCGTTGAACTGTTGCTGAGCTTGCCCATAAGCGCTTTGCAAACCTTGAGCTTGAATGTCGCCCTTTTGCTGGGCAAGATTGCGAGCAGCTTCGGCTTCCATGATGGCTTGACGAGATCCACCAAACGCACCTGATTTAACTGCCTGTGCGCCACGTTGTGTACCAGCAATATCCGCCTGACGTTGGGCTTCGCGCTGTTGAACATCCACCACCGACTGCATATAGGGGGACATGTAGGCTTCTGCTGAGCCGGGCTGCGCAAAGCTCTGAGTGCTGACACGTTCCGCTGGCCCCATTCGGTATTGTTCCAAGCTGGGGTTATATGTTGTTTGCGCCGCGCCCATCTCTGCTGCGTCATATCCTGTTGACTGCACATCCTGCGGGCCTTGCATTTGGTAGTTTTGCAAAGTTTGTGCCGAAACATTGTTGGGGCCGTACAGTGATGATTGATAGGCACTAGGGGCTTGGAACTGGTTGCCAAACTCGCCTGTCTGATACTGGGTGTTCATTGCCCGGTTCATGGCATCCGTAGTGGCGGTAGCCGCTTGTCCCATTTCTGGAGACACGCCCAAGTTTGCAGCGCCATAGAACGACTGCTCTTGCATGGGGCTGAACCCAGCAAAATACGCGTTGGGGTCTTGGCTAAACGGTTGGTAAGGTTTGATGCTGGTGGGCGTCATCTCCCCTGTTTTGGGGTCTGTCTCAAAGTTGAAGATTTGCTGTTGGGCAGCACCAAGCATCGTCTCTACATACGGACGGGCGTACTCAGGGATGTTTGTTTGAGTAACTTCTGATTTTGTTGGGCCACCGCCACCACCGCCGCCATAAATGACGCGGCCATTTTCTTTGCGCGTAACTGCTTCTCCGAGAGGTTCTCCCAAAGCATACAGTTCGCGTCGTGAGTATTGGGTCTTCATATTTTTACCTCTACGATTGCATAGCGTTCTACAAAACCAAGCTTTTCACTCAGCCGCACCATTGACGGGCGCATGGCTCCTTGAAGTTTTGTGGCCCCAAAACCTTTAAGCGTTTGTTTAAAAGTGGACAAAACTTCCTCGTTGACCATCATGTTGCCACCCATTGTTGTAACAAAAGCCACCCTGTCATTTGGGTAATTCTGAAACAACACTGTGGCTGCTCCTTGCACTACATTTTCTTCATTAACCGCTGCAAACAACTGCCATAAGCCCTTGGCTAAATAGACTTTTATCTGATCAGTTGTGTAGTCATCGCCGCCAAATTTTTCTGCTGAAGCAATATGCTTTTCCAATAGCGGCCATGTCTGCGCCATGTACTCAACGGGTATGTGCTGGATACTTATGGGCATAGTGGCACTCACAAAGCAATCCGCATGACTTGGTGCGTCACTTTCAGCCCAAGCTTCTCATACATATTTACCAAAGTACCTTTGGCCCAAAGCTGCCCTGTTGTTGCGCCTTGCAGCCGCATCCATTTGTAGAGTTCTTCAATCACATGCGGGCGCACAATACCTTTGCCGCCCATCAAGTTGCCGTGTGCCACGCGCTCCATCGGATAGTCAATGATGTCAATTGCCGCCGCGCCAGTGATGCCTTCACCCGGCTCTTCCCACACAACCAAGAATGTACGCCCTGTGCGCACCGCATACTCGAGCATCTCGAGCTTATTCAGATCGGGGTCAAGATCAATTGCTTTTTGAAGCAAAGGCGCGGCAATAGGCCATACCTGTGGCAGCTCGTTGGGGCGGATTTGGTAAAGCGGCATGTTATGCGGGCATCAGTTTGGCAGCTTTGATCTGCTTGCCTTGGGCTTTCTTGCCAGTACGCGCTTGGCGCACTCTGTCCATCATCTTGTACAACTGTTTGGCTCCAGCTTCCGACGAGCCATTACCGAGGTGAGAAACCACATCGGCAGGAATTACAAACTCTTCGTTGGCCAAGCGGGCTGGCTGCTTGCCAGCAATCGTCGCAGGGATGTTGTCGGACATGCCGTCTCCGGGGCCTTTGAGCATCCGACCACCACCAGCGTAGTCAGAATAGCCACCCAAGTCAGCGATGCCGCCACCAGCAAACTGCATCTCGCCAGTCATAGGGTTAACACCAGTATCCGATGCGCCGGTCAGCACGTTGCGGGAGATAGGTTGCTGGTAGGGGGTGGCGTATGCGCCTTTGTTGATGTCGGCCATTGGGTAGCCTGTGTTGGCTCCGATAGCGTTCTGGTCTGACATCAACTCAACCACACCACCACCCGCCATGCGGTAGTCTTTGTATACGGGTTTGTACGGGGTCGGCGGTGTTACGGTGCCGGGCACATACCGGCTGGGGTCGTACTTAAACTTGCTCAGCGGGCCGTCGTACTCTTCGTCTTCATCCTTACCGCTACCGCCTTTTTTGCCCTTGCCCAGCAAATTCATGGCGTTCATACCCATAGACAGGGTGTTCATTTTGTTGTTCTTGACGTAGTCCAGTGCCGTATCTAGAAAGCCGGGTTTCGCGGCAGCGGGTGGGGCTGCTGCACTTGTGTATGCAGAACTGCCGCTAGGGAAAGCGGTTTGAGCTGCCGATCCCGTGTATGCACTACTTACTTCAGGAACAATTTGAGGCGCTTGCGACACCAGCTCTTGGGCTACTGGCGCTTGCTTGTATGCGTTAAACACATTTTGCATCCCTGCGTCAGTGATTGGGGGCGCTGATGCTTGCGCAACCTGCCCCAAAGTCTTGGCATTTGCCGCAAGGTCAGTAGCTGGGTTGACCATTTGGGCAATTTGGGCTTCGCTAAGCATGCCCGGCATCGAGCTGTTCAATAATGATGTGCCTTGCGCGGCGGTCAAGCCTGTCAGCGCGGGTTGAATTGCTGGAGCCAAAGTACCCGCCATAGTGCCCGCTATTTCTGGGGCCAAAGCAGCCAAGCCGTTCATCGCCGTGGGGGCAAACGCTGCGCCCAAAGTGGGCAAGCCCATCATCATGCTAGTGCCCGCAACTTCACTCAACAACGCGGCTGTGCCGATTTCCGCACCGGCAGAAGCAAGAACGGCGGGGGCCGCAGTTTCTGCTGCTGCGGCCATGAACATTGGTTCAAATCCAGACATATTTACCTCGCGAACTGGGGGTGGTTGATCGTATCATGTTGCCGCCTTGTGAACAACTAGACTTTAATGCGCAAGGGGTAGCTTGTAGCCGTGCCCCCAGAGGTGTCGTAGTACACATCGCCGGGGCGAAGATTGACAAAATCAGCTTGGGTTGGCAGGCTGATTTTTGTTCCGCCGGGGATTGCGGGGTCAGGTTGCGCAAAGGTCATTGCCGTCACAACCCCTGTAGTGCCGACACCTTGAGACGCAAATATGGCTGGAGATGCGTTATTTAACTGGGTGAAATACAGGCGCAGCACGTTTGCAAACTGCTCCATGTACTGCGAGTCGTACTGCGTTGGGGCGGCAGGCAGGCGGGGTTGCGTTACATTTTTTAAACCCATGCTTACCTCCGGCCATCAGGACGTGTGTCAATTCGGGGAACGCCCAACTGCCAAGCTACGCCAAGCTCGTTGGACACTACTTTGAACGCCATCTGACGACCGCGCACCCGCACAAAGACCTGCTCTGTGAACTGCTGCACCGTGTAATAGCGTTGGTTCTGGTAGTTCTGTGTACTGGCCACAGTGGGGGAGTCAGAAGTGCCGTAGTTTGTACCGGGGAACTGACGGGGGCGCACAGTGAAGTCCAGTGAAGGGTTATTCACGGTCGAGCCGTCAAACGTCACATCGGGAATGATACGAGTAACAAGCCCAAAATTGTGCCCATCACCAATGTCAAAGTCAGAGGACTGAACATAAGCCTCAATAGCCGTCGGAGGATTTGTAGTACCGTCATCTGTGCCATTCTCGTGGTAGATCAGTTGGCCGTTGTAACCAGCAGCCATTGGCGTTGCCCGCAGGGGTGAGTCCAGCCAGTACGTCCGCGCCAAAGTGCCGTAGTACCAAGTGCGCTCAAGGTGGTTGAAGATGACATACTTGTCCACAGTGGTTGAATTGGCAGAGCAGTAAAACCACCAGATTTCGTTGTAGCCCTCGTTGGTGCTGGCAAAGAACTGGAAAGACTGTGTGAGGTTGATGTCGTTGTACACGTACTGGCGCAGGGAGCAAGGCAGCGTTTCCACACGGCCTGAGTACATGTAAAACTTGTCCGTGCCCATCCAGTAAGTCACGTTATTGGCTGTGGCAATCGCGTTGGGGCCTGTAATAGATACGTTGTTGCCCATCAACTGGAAGCCCCACACATACGGTGGGCCAAGGTACTGCATGGAATAGATGGCGGAATCCGTTACCACCAAAATTTCTTGGCGTGTCTGTATAGCCGCAATGATTTGAGATCCATCACTCAAGGTGTAGCTGCCTGCTTGGTTGGTGATTGCTGGAGCCCATGTGGCAATTGATTCTTGGTCAGACCAACGAATCAACATTGGATTTTGCACAGTGCTGCCGTAGTCCGTGCAGCCAAAAGCAAGGACAAACCGCGACGAGTCGGACACCATCACAATGCTGGCAATAGTCGGGCAGGAAGAATCAATTGAAAGTGATCCTGCTTTGGTCACCACTGTGGCGCTTGGGCCAAGCAACTGCCCACGGTTAAATGTGTTTGGCGAAGCCGCATTGGCCCAGTAATACAGTGCGCCACCGCGAGGATTGAACACCAAGTCCTCGCCAAAATTAGCCTGACTCCAAAGCCGCAGTTGTACCCCAACTCCTTGGCCAGCCGGTGCTGGAGAGCCCCAACCAGTGAAGGTAGTAGCCTGCACAACTGCTGCGTTATCAGCATGGGAAGCGGCTGCGCCTGAACCTGTACCGCTGACTCCGCGAGTACAGCCTGTGAATGTAGTGCCGGTTGTTCCGGTATAGGTGATTGTTTCTGAGTCAATCAACAGTGTGCCGGTCGGCGTAGAAAATCCTGTTGTTGAATCAACCGTGATTGTGGTGACGGCATTATTTATAGCCCCATTAAGTTGGTTTGTTGCAGTGCCCGTAATCAAACCGCCCCAAGTACCCGCGCCCCAGCCCACGTTCTGGGTAAATATCTCGTTGCCGGATGTAATCTGATACGTGCCAACTACTGACGCACCGCCATCGCCCGAATCTCCTGCGGCTGCATTAACCAAAGCCGTAATGGTGTATGTATTGGAACTCAGGTAAGTGATCTGAAACTCGGCGTTCAAAACGGTGGCGGTAATATTGCCACCCAAAGAAACTGCGCCGCTGAATGTGACAAAGTCTCCGGTTTGAGCACCATGCCCCGGGTCGGTAACTGTAATCACTGGAGAACCATTGGTGGCGGCAAACGTAACTTCGCCCGCAGTAGTTGTAACGCGAATAGGGGTCACATCATAGACATTACCGCCTGTACCGTTCTGAATATAGTACTTGAGGTTTGTGCCAATTGCCAACAAGTTGTAGCCGGACAGGTTTAACCAATTCCACATGGCTCGGCAAATACCCCAGTAGTCTCCTGCTGGGGGCTGCAAAGTAGATGCGTTTGCGCCGTTATCTAGAACCCAACCGCCGATTTTTTCGGGGTAGCCAGAACGAAACCGAACTTTGTCAGACTCAAACCATCCGCCCTCGTTGGCCAGTGTCGTGCCTTCGCGGTTGATGCCGGGTCTAAATTCAAGTTTCTGTAATGGCATTTTTGGCTCGCTTAAGCTACAAGACCGGGAAGATACTGTGTTTTACCAGCTACCTTGGTTGCAGTCAATTCTTGCTTTTTCAGATTGTCCGGGTCGTAAGACACATGAACCCAGCCACTGTCAGGAATGCCGGGGGTGTAGAACTCCAGAATCAACTGGGTGTAGTCCAGATTATCCATGATCCACTGCGCCAAATCAGCATTTGCTACGCCGGGAATCTCTATATCGGCTGCTCGGCCAAGGCAATGGTCTGAGGACTTTGATCCTCCCACCGCAGCATTACTTTCTGGACTGCGGAACCCAGAGTTCACCTTAACACCCTTGCCAAAGTGATCACGCACGGGCTGGAGAACCTTCTCACAGAGCAAGCGCAGGTTCTCTGTCTCGACTTCACCGGGGGTATTGTCAAAGCCCATACGCAGGGCTGTCTCGGATTTGGTCAGTTCGTGCAGGGAGAAGTTGGTAGTCAATTGTGTCATTTGATTTCCTTCTGTGATTCAAGGGCTTGGTTGTACAAAGATATGCAGGCGTTGAGCTTTTCAATGGCTCGGTTGCCTTCGTCGGTTATGGCGACAAGAGCTTTAGCAGTCTCTCGGTCAAGTTCGGCTGATGCTTCTCCTCCACTATTTCCTGTGGGAGTGGCGGGATCTGGGGAGGCTGGTACGGGACAGGTCGCTTTGACGCGCAGCTTGAGAGCACCAGAATCAATAGCAGCATCACGCTGCTTTGTAGCAAGTTTGGCTTTTTCATTCGTCTTCCTCAATGCTTCAGCGGTTGTTGTCACGGCAGTGGCTAGAGCCTGTTCCTTGGCGCGGGCTTCGGTGTTCAGGCGGTCAACCTCAACCTGCTGGGCGTCTCTCTCAACGTGCTTGCCGTAGAAATACCCGCCGCCAAATGTCAGCAGCAGGGCAATCAATCCAGAGAGTAAACCCTTCATGGCTTTGGCGGCTCATCGTTGTCGTTAGCTTCGGCCTTGGCCACGGCGTTGGCTACAGCTTTAATACCTGACCGACCTGCCACTCCGCCCAGAACGCCTGTGATGAACACCATGATGGTAGAAATTTGAGCGGTGTATACCTTGTCAATTGCCGCCATAGCGCCATTCATCGGCTGCATGACAAACGTGACCGAGTAGAGGAACATGGCCATTGCACCAAGCAGGATGCTGACCAAAGTCACGATGACAAAAGCCCAGACGCGGACTTCAATCTCTTCAGCGGTCAGGCGGTTGTTTGTTTTGTAGGCAACAGTAGGCATCACTTTTTCTCCGGTTCGGGTTTAATAAGCATTTCGGGGCAAGTGCCAGTGGCGGTACAGATTGGTGGCTTGCACTCGGCGTTATTCCAGTTGGTTGGGTCTTGGCATGTGTAGCGAAAACGGTCTTCGCACCCGATCAAATACAGGGTTATCAGAAATAGTATCGCTAGGCTTCTTTTCACGTTCTTTCCTTTCAATCTCACGCCTTAACTTTTCAAGCTTCTCAGTCTGCATCTTCACCTCATGCTTGGCCTCCAAGATGTCCAAGTACAACATCCCAAGCACTGGGAGCATGAGGGCGACCAACACACAAGCAGCAATCCATCCCATCACGTCTTCCCCAAACGACTCACGAACAGGAGCCACAACCACAGGTAAAGGAGGAATAGGATAGTCGCTACGAGATACGCCGACTTTGCTTGGAAGTTTCTTTTTTCCTCCCGCCGTTGCCATTGCTTGTACCTCTCCTGCGCCTCTTCCTTCAACCTTGCCTTCTCCTGCTCCTCCTGTATGACGCTTCGCATGTCAAACACTTTGGAATACAGCGCCCCCATTTCTGGCGGTGACTGATACACCATAGTTTCCCTGATTGTCACTTCCAACGCAGCCATCTGGTCTTGAGCCATCACGCGCTTGAGCGCGGCTTCCATCAGGTTGGCGTTGGGGTCGTAGACGGTCTGGCTCTTTTCTTCCTCCTGCCTTATGTGCGCCGCCAACTGCTCTTGCAGCTTGAAGAACTCAGTAAGCTGACTGACAACATCCGCCATGACTTTGGACTCGTCAACAGCAACGTACTTTTCCTTCTTTTTCGCCACAGGCTTGGGCGTGGCAGGGGCGGGGCTTCCGCCAAACATCTTTGCCAGCTTGCCCCAGAACCCATGAACTTCCTTGGCGATCCCAACAGCTTCATCAACTGTAGCCTTGACCTCCATGAAAGAGGTTTTGGCCTGCTTGTAAAGCTCGCACCCTTCCTTGATAGCCGCAACACAAGCATTGGCCGCAAAGAGGATGGAGATCGGATCAATACTTTACTCCGTCAGGCGGTACGCTGCCACATGTAGACCACGATGTACGGCGGCAAGTTTGCGTTTGTCCCTGAAACACCTTGGGTTGCTACGCTTGTGCCAACCGTAATGCCTGTAGTCACAGTACTTGTATTTTCAGAAGCGTATGCAACAGCCGCTTCATGCACGTATGCGCCAGCGTTGGTATTTGAACCTGTGGGGACGGTGTGAAAGTGTCCGGGATCAGTTACTGTTGATGTTGCAGTATGAGAGTGGCTAACAACAACGGCATCTGCGCTGCCGCCTGTAGCACCGGGGCTAAAAGAACCACCTGCGCCCATCATCATGCGGCCTGCGCCAAACTGCGCCCATGTGCCAAAACCAAGTGATGTGCCGGGGTTGGTGCTGGAAGTGCTGGAATAGATTGCCCCAACGGGGAACAACAAGTTGCCGACAAGAGATGTAATCGCCGCCGCAGTGGTTACGCCCGTGCCGCCGTTAGCAACAGGCAAAGTTCCTGTCACGTTGGTAGTCAAACTTGCAAATGTGGTTGAGGTTGTGCCCGTGCCGCCGTTGGCAATTGGCAAGGTTCCTGTCACGCCCGTTGTAAGTGGAAGCCCTGTGCAACTTGTCAAAGTACCAGACGATGGTGTGCCAAGAACGGGAGTTACAAGGGTGGGCGAAGTACCAAACACCAACGCGCCAGAACCTGTCTCACCTGTTACTGCCGCAGCAAGATTTGCGGAACTTGGGGTTGCCAAGAAAGTAGCTACGTTAGTGCCCAAACCGGAGATACCAGTGGCGACGGGAAGGCCGGTACAAGATGTCAAAGTACCAGACTGTGGAGTACCCAAGATGGGTGTAACAAGTGTTGGGCTAGTTGAAAGTACAACTGATCCGGTGCCTGTGGAAGCTGTAACTCCAGTACCGCCGTTGGCTACAGGCAAGGTTCCTGTCACGCCAGTGGTCAGACTGACGTTGGTGATGGTGTTGCTTGAACCGTTGATGGTTTTGTTGGTCAGAGTCTCAGCCCCCGCCAAAGTCGCCAGTGTGCCGGTTGTAGGCAATGTGATAGAAGTAGTGGCGGTTGTAGTCAGTGTGGTTGCAAACGCGCCAGAAGTTGTCAACGCCCCGCCGGTCGATATGTTTCCGCCCAGTGTGATTGTCCGGCCTGTATTCGCTACGCCTGTACCGCCGTTTGCGCCGGGCAAAACACCTGTGACGTCGCTGGTGCTAATGTCAATCTGATCCCAGCTTGTGTTTGTTCCGTCGGACTTTAAGTACTTACCATTGGCGCTTGTTTGGGATGGAGCCAACGCGTTAAACGCAGCATTGGCTGTGGTTTGCCCAGTACCGCCGTTGGCAATAGCCAGTGTTCCTGTCAAGTTGGACGCTTGCAACTCATTAAAGTTTGTGCCATCAGACCAAACCATGACCTTGGAGCCGTTGGTAACTGTAATGCCTGTGCCCGCTGCGGTAGTGTTGCCAATTACAGTCGAGTTGTAAATGGTCATCGAGTAGCCACTGTTGTTGTACACGATGTACTGCTTGGATACTGGAGGTGCATAGACACTGAACGCCGCGCCAGTGGTTGTCGTAAAGCGCAGCATGGCATACACGGACTGATTCAAAGCCGCAGTTGTGGTGGGGCCATTCAAATACGTCAGGGCTTGACTGGCGCTTGTGACGCTAACAGTCTGATACCCCGCAATCGCAACATCAAAAACGTTTGAAAGGTTACCGTTTGTGGTTGCGCCCCAAGCACCCGCTTGGTCGCCTGAGCCGATTAACTCTGCCCGCAGGCTGGTTGAATATGTGCTGCTCATTTAATTTGCTCCTTGTTCTTGAAGGGCTTGCGCTTGCAAATCCTCTTGTGCTCGCTGTTTGGCTGCGAGCCATAAATCTAACGCAGGTTGAAATTGCTCAATTGAAGTTATTTCTTCGTTCGCAATAATTCGGCCCCTGTTATCTCGGCGCTCTACCTCGCCTTCAGTCTCGTACCACTGTACTGCATGGATGTCTGAGTCCATAAAAGACAAATCTAGCTCACTGAAGCCTTCGTTATTAACAGAAACAAAACCATCGTTTCGGATAATTGTCAATCGCATCACATACCTCCAAGTTTTCTTTGAGCTGCGGAAATTAAAATCTGTTGGCTGGTCTCATTGGACTTAACCATCTCATTACGAAAAGACTCCACAGCCGCGCCAGTCTGTCGTTGTTGCTGGCTATTCTCGATCATTAAGACCGGCATCCAAGCAATAGCACAACCCCAATCATCGACATCCTCGCCAGTGTTTGGGTTGCTGCCCCTGATTTTTAAAAACCACGCACAATCAAGCTGTTTACACGGCTCAAAATTGTGTAAAGGGCAATTTGCTTTTGGTTCAATTTTCATTTTTAATTTTTGGTCGCAATGATTACATCAACATACTGAACTGCCAAATCTATCGCAGTGCCGGTAAATGTGTGCGTGTGCGCATCTTGTGTGTGGTTGTGTGAGTTTTGAGTATGGTTGTGGGAAGACCCAGAAAATGTGTGGTTGTGGGAAAGACCGCCACCAACAAAACTTGTATTTTCAGAGCCGTATGCAACACGCGCTTCGTGGACATAAACGCCGTCTAGCGTGCTTGAACCCGTGGGGACAGTGTGTCTGTGTGACGGAATCTGCGTTGTATCAAGAGTCGTACTACCAACTGTACCGCCTTGAGTTTGCGCTTGGTTGGTTGCTGTCTGGGCTTGGTTGGTTGCTGTTGTGTTTGACAGAGAGCCGGAAACAGATTTGGACGCAAACGCTGTGGTGAACGCCACAGTACCGCCACTACTGGCTGTGCCACTTACGACCCGCAAAGCTTTGTTGTCGTGTGCGGTGCTTTTTGTCCACCCAGTTGGAGCGGCGGTTTGCGCAAACAACATCACAGTACCCGCTGGTATGCCATTAGTTGCAGTGGCCGCATTACCAGTGATGTTGATGCCCCAAGTTCCTGATGCGCCTGTTCCTGTTAATGTTGGAGAGTACGAGTTGTAGTTGCTGCTATTTAAATACCGAACCCAACTACTCCAAGTACCTAGATAACGGCCCCGCATCCACAATTCATTTGCTGGCGTACCATACGCAATAGCAGTTTGTGTTACGTTTCCTGTGCCATCAAATGACGAATATTCGTAGTTGAATGGAATGTAGTAATTGCCACCACCGGGGCCGTTTGTTGCGCTGCCTAACAATAAAGTTTGCCCCGCCCCGGGTCGTGTGTTGCTTACATCATCCCAATCTAACGTGCCCCCTGTTGAGGGGCTATAAAACAATTGCTTTGCAAACGCCGTTGTTGCAATATTTGTGCTTGCGTCTGACTTTGCTTGTGTTGTTGACGTTGATGCGGAAGTAGCAGTTGTCGCGCTTGTTGCAGTAGACGCATTGCCGCTCAAAGCCGCAGTGATTGTTCCCGCGCTGAAGTTTCCAGAAGCGTCTCGTTTAACGATTGCAGACGCCGTGTTTGCGTTGGTTGCGGTTGTCCATGTCGGAGCCGCAGCACCGGCGGATGTGAGGACTTGTCCCGAAGTACCTGCTGTTGAGTACGCTTGTGCTGTACCTGTGCCGTAAACAACCCCACCGTTTGTTGGAGTGGCCGTACT